ATTTTTTTACCATCATCAGAGAATCTGGCATTATTTGTGGAAGATTTAATAGCAAATGTAGCATTGGTATCATCACCAGCACCGTCTTTTAACTTTACAGTATTGCCACTGACAGTTAACCTTTTATTTGCAGCATTCAATCCACGATAAGAAATATCTACTGCACCTTCAGTTAAGTCTGCTACTGCACCTGATGAAGAACCCCAGTCTTTAGTACTGAATACTTTTTTTCTTATAATGTTATAGTTTTGAGCATCAAAATTTGATACTTCAACAGTAATTGTGTGCGGTCCTTGTTCCAATAAAATTTTATTGGTTGATGGAGAGGTGCTTTTAAAACCTTCAAGTTGATAAACTTCAGTACCATCAACAAGTATTCTTCCTTGATTGTCAGCAGTACCCTTCAATCCATAATATCCACGATAGGGAATATTGATATCCCAACTATTAATATATTTGACACCAGCACCATCAGTTCCTTGTTCTGCTCTAGGTGGTATTGGAGAAAGAGCAAAACGATTTGTAAAGTCACTCCATCTTGAATCATTTACTGGATACCATCTCGTAGATGAGTTAGAAGAACGAGTTGACCATATTGGATTATTAGGACATCTCCCTTCACTAACAATAGGAGGTTCTTGTGGGGGTTCAGGTATGGGAGCTTCAATAGTTAGAGCAACACCCATTGGATTTTCTTCCCAACTTGTCGTAGAAATAAATGATGTGTCGTCTGCAAAATCGTCAGAAGTAATTCTGATTGCCAGTGCCATTGGGTTGATACCTTTTACACTTGCTGGTTTGATATTTTTAACTCTAATAAGTTTTAACTCACCATTTATATCAAAACCATTAGTAGCATTGTCATCAAATAAAAGAGATCCAGAAGGAGAAAGTTGCACACCAGCGCGAGTTGACTGTCCACTGATTGTAATAGGATAAGTTTTTCCTGCCTCAAACGTAGCAGTGCCTGTGATAACTTCTTTTTCTTTATACCCAGTAGCAGTTCTACTTCTTTTTAATGTAACAGATTCTCTGCCTGTACCAATTTTAACTTGAGACAGAGAACTACCAGAGACACCTGTAGCGTCATCCATTCTCAATGAAAAATCAATGTCTGCTGTACCAGAACCTTGAACAATCATTTCATATCCACCACCAACCCTTCTGAAACGAGCACTAATAGTAGATTTCTTAGCAGTAGACCCACTATCAAATGAAAATCTGCCACCAGGTTCTTGAACCAAATCAGCAATTATTTTATGCTTTCCTTTTCTAAGGAATTTTTCATAAGAACTTTTTCCTGAACTCTTACCGTTTGGATTAAATCCTTTCTTGTTAATAACAATAGCTTCTCCACCACTACCAGTAGTTTCCTTTATAGATTCCACAACGGTAAGTTCTACTGAATCATCAACTTCAACCTCAATATTATAATTGCCATCAGCAGGAACTTCAATGTTATCCCATTGAATACGATGCGTTCCTGCATATGGATTATCTTCTAATGGTTTTCTAGTATCAAATGGGCAAACACCATATTCATTCAAGAAACTACCACTACCATATACATTTGTTCTCCACAATCTTCTGTTCGCACTATTCATTGCATTAACAGTATCAAAAATGACACCATTATTATTAGTTCTAGAAAGGGAAGAAGAACCATTGGGTGGTGTAGAATTTACACCTGTTACTTCAACAGTTATTGTTTTCTTGCCACTTCCTCCTCTTTGTTTGATAATTTTACCACCAATCTCAATACTATCTACTGCCTGTCCAGCAGTATTTGGATTATCGTCCCAACTATATTGAATATTAATACTACCATTACCATCATATAATATTTTTTTACCATCATCACTAAATTTAGCGTTTACAGTTGAAGATTTGATTCTGAGTACGCCATTGATATCATTACCAGCACCGTCTTTTAAATTTACACGATTTCCATCTTTAACATCTAATCTTTTATTAGCAGTATTTAATCCACGATACGAAATATTTAATCCAGTTCCTGTAGTTCCTGCAGGTTCATTGTTAAGTTGTACTGGCTCTCTATTTTTTTGTGTTGTAGGAGTATTAACAAGGTCAACTTTAATTTGATGAACACCTTTAGTCAAAGGAATGCTAACTGTATTAGGTGCTCCCTTGAATATATTGATATTCATTATCTCACTATTATCAAGATAGACTTTACAGTCATTATCACACATTCCATTAAAAGTATATGTACCTCCAAAGGGGAAATCTTCTTCCCACTCAAAAGTACACACTCTACCAGCAAAGTCACTGCCAGGAACATTTGACATCGATACTGGCGATACAGCATACTGATTCATAAATTCATCATTCCAAGCGGGATGAGTTACATCAAAAACAGTACGATTTGTTTGATTTCTGAAACTTACTTTCAGTGGTGCTTCTTTTCTAGTAGTCCAAAACGGTCCGCTAGCATTCTGAGCCAAAAACTCCTGAAATTGTTTTATTTGCTGACCGATAGGGTCTCTTTGAAGTGATGCAAAGAGTGTGGGGTCCCAAGAACCAGTCCTGTTTCCATTTGCATCAAATGTATTACCATATCCTGGAAGTTCTGGACCAAAAATATATTCTTCAAAGTCCTCTTCCGAATCATAATATTGTACAAAACTCACGGCAGTTCCAACAAATGCTTTTAATACAGCACCTGAACCCCTCCCGCGATCATCAACAAGTTTTACTTGTGGAGCAGTTTTATATCCAAATCCTCCTCTTACCACATCAACAGCAAGAAGAGAGCCATCTCTACCAAAGATAGGATTACCAACGGCACCAACTCCTCCACCACCAGTAATTTTTAATATTACTGGATATGCTTTTTTAAATGCATTATTAGAACCACTACTACCACCAGGGCCAGTACCACCTCCGCCAGTGCCAATAAGAACATCTCCTTCATCTAAAATAAGATCATCTGGACGAAGTCCTTGAACACCATCACAAGTTGATGTAGCAGCACTATCTGATGGCAGAATATCCTCAGGCGTTAGAGCATTGACTTCATTAATTGTAAGATATCTTGTTCTATCTCTAGTCTCAAGAATAAAAATACTTCCAGGATTTAATGAAGCATATTTATTAGCCTCGGCAATCGTTACACCTTTAACATATCCTCTCTCAGAGTCGATATATCCGAGCCTAATATCATTAGTAGTAGCAGCGCCAAAAAGATTGAACGACATTATTGACTATACTTTGTCTTCATATTGTATATTTATTGGATATCCAGAGCATCGTCAAGACCAGATCTATCACCTGCCTGAGATCTTTCAAGTTCTGCGTCAATCTCCGCACCAATCGGATCAACAGAGTTTTGAGAAGAAACAAAGTCTTTTTCCTCTTGAGCGATTTGTTTTGTTTCAGAGTTAGACTCACCAACCTCAAGATCTTGAATTGGTTTCTCTGCTCCTGCTGTTTTATTGTTAACGTCTGGAGTTCCTTTTTGTGGTTCTATGAAAGGTTCTCCTTTGGCAGATTCAGTTGCATTCTCAGAGTTAACAGCTTCATCAACTGATTTATTACTTGGTTGATTTGCAGATGACTGAGCATCTCCACCGGAACAAAGTGTATAATAGTCGTTTATCGCTTCACTAGGAGCGAGTTCACATCCAAATACATTTAGAGAAATATTACTAAAAGAAAGTGCCGATGTAATACTACCACCAATGTCGGGAATAGAAGTGCTGATGTCAGCAAATGATGCGCTGACTCCTGACATCTTTTCAGTAACGTCCTTCAGATATGCATCTACATTAGCAACCATATTTGCATTCGCTTGTTCAATTTGATCTTTAGAACCACTTAATACGCTACTAACAACTCCTTCACAATAGCACATTGGAACCTTAGGAATTGTGGTTGTTCCTGGACGACGACCTTCTTCATCTTCACCATTAGCAACTAAGTCACGAACCTGTTTCTCAAGACCTGGCAAGTCTAAAGTATCACTAAGAGTACCTGCGACTGTTTCTGTTAAATTATCAGTGAGGCCGCCATAGAGACATAAGGTAAGTTCTGTAAGAATTTCTTTCATATCTGCAAACTGAAATCTCAAACTGGAAGGTAGAGCAGCAACTACTTTATTCATTGCTTGATTCATTACCTTCGTGGCATATTCCATAACTTTATCGTATATGATTTTCATATACTTTGCTATCTCTGCAGAGAAACTAGTAACAGCAGACTGAATGTTTTCGATAACATTACTTACAGCATCAACATAACTTTGAAGTGATTGCAAATACTTGTCAATTTTCTTTGTGAGATTATCAATGGCAGTCTGTATGCCTTTCATTGCAGAGTCAACTATTTTATCTGGATCTGGTTTTAACATCACAATCTTTTCATCACACTTCTCCTGTCGTTTGACATCAGCAGAAGAAATATTATGCACACTGTCTGCATTTTCAAAGGTAGCTCCAGGAGCAGGTGCTGCATTTGGACCTGCCTCACCACCACCAGAGTTTTGTGCTGGTTGTTTAATTACTCTATCAGAGTCTGGAGGCACTTCTCGACTACTTCCAGCTTTCTCTTTTGTACCTGTAGCATAACCACTCTTTGCAATGCTACCTGGTTGAGTATCTGTAACTGTATCTGCAACTGTACTATTCTTTTGTGCTAATACTGTTTGAGAATTATTGCCAAGGATTCCCATGATAACAGGAACTTGTCTTTCTTGACCATCAAGAAAGAAACCAAACACCATATTTCCTTGACGGAGTTGTGATGTCTGTCTTGCTCCTCCTTGACCACCACCAGCAGTGACAGGATACATGATCTGTGCCCATGGCAACTGGTCTGATGGAATAGTTACCTCACCTTGGTCATGAAGACCAATGATTCTTACCTTATATCTTCTACCCCACCCAGGAATACTGTTTTTATCCTCAAATTTTCCGGCACTAATATTTTCCCTCCAGGTGGAGTCGTCAGCAATTTGACCAACCCACCAAAGAAAACTTCCTCCTAGAAATCCAGGATTAAATAGTGCTCCAGATCCTTCCATTAATCCTCGTAAATTCTACACTCATCCGCTTCTGGATTTTCATCACAATACATTTCAAATGCTGTTGGATCGTGATCATCATCAGGATGATTTGCTTGATACTGTTCCAGATGATCAAGTTCATCTGCTACATGACGACGCATCTGTGGAGAAAGTGTTGCGTTCTCCAGCATGTCTTTGTCATCATTAATGTGTTGTTGAATGCTTCTGTCTGACATAATAGTTTACCTTGATACTGGTTTTCTTCCGATAGAATCTCTGGATAAGTTACATCTTGTGAATGTAGACTTAGAAGTTATTGTATGGCAGATATCAGTTATAATATATAGTCCACCATCTTGGTCATCTGGTTTTGAAGTTTTCTTTTCTTGAAGACCAGGAACATCTAAGTGCATCATAT